GATCCTGTGAGCAGCAACCACATAACGGCGTCCGGTACACGCGATGGGCTTGTATACGTAATACGCTGCAGCAGCTGCGACAGACTGTTATGGCGGATACGATGCAGAACCTCGGAAGCTGCGCCCACTATTACACCACCGACAGCACGATACAACTTAGACTCAAGCTACCCGACGGAACCTCTGTTCACTCCGACTGGATGCTCCTGCCACTCGATTCTAAAGACGACGTTCGAAGATTACTAAGTTTGCAGCTTAGTGGAGCGTGGATCAATGAATTACGAGAGGTGCCCTTCGAGATTATCCGACCCTTATTGGGACGCATCGGGCGATATCCTTCGAAAGCGTTAGGTGGTTCGAGCTGGCGCGGAATTATCTGCGACACCAACCCCTGGGACACCGATAGTCCTTATCATGAGCGGATGGTCCTCAACCCCAGACCGGGATGGGGATTATACCATCAACCCTCCGCGCTTAGCGCGGAGGCGGAGAATGTAGGTAACCTACCCGACGGGTACTACCAAGACCTAATGGAGGACCACGACGTCGACTGGACGACGGTACATGTCGAGTCGCAGTGGGGGACCAGCAATGCTGGTCAGGCGGTGTTTCGTAAGACGTTTCATGCCCCGACGCATGTCAGGGATATGGGTGTGGTGGTTAACCCCAACAAACCTGTGATGGTCGGCCTGGATTTTGGTCGAACCCCCTGTGCGATTATAGGCCAGCACGATAATTATGGCCGCGCGATCTTGATGAAAGAAGTGATCACCGAGGGTATGGGCCTATTGCAGATGGTCGAAGAGCACCTGAAACCCATACTTCTTAATCCACCGTTTGCCGGTAGGAGGGTGTTTATTGTTGGTGACCCTGCCGGTCGCCAACGGTCTCAGGTTACCGAGGAAACACCCTTTGATGTGTTGAAGAGCTTAGGGTTTCTAGCTTATCCGGCCAGTACGAACGAGATTAACGGTAGGCTCTTAGCGGTCGAGCGGTTACTAAGAGCAACCGTTATGGGCGAACCGGCTTTACAAATTAGTAGAGCGGGGTGCCCAACACTCATTCGAGCGTTGGGCAATAATTATAGGTTTCGGAGGAGAAGGGATGGACAATACGACGACATCCCTGAGAAGTTACACCCCTGGAGCGATATCGCGGATGCGACGCAGTATTTTTGTCTCGGTACGCAGGCTAATCTCACGGGGAGGGTATTAGCGCGGGAACGAAGATTTTTTGAGGGGTTTAACCAGCAGCCCGCAGTCAGCGCCGCCGGGTGGACGTAGTGGATTTCCTGCTGGTCGCCGGCCTAACTATGATTTTACTGCACCGGGCGGATGGTGGCGAGGTGGCGGTTGCCCCGGCTCACGTTACCGGCCTGCACGCCAAAGCGCCGATGCCTAACACCAACAAATTGTCCCATCCCGAGGGGCGCTGCGTGTTGTGGTTGGCGGATGGCCGGCTCTTGTCGGTGATAGAGACCTGCGATGTGGTTAAGAAATTATTAGGAGAAGCGGATGACCGTACGCGATAGCACGAGCTTGCGAGGGTCAGGCGAAGATAGATACGTAGATCTGATTCGAGCCTACTGGCTGGCCCAAGGGTATATCGTCGAGCCTTACGTCACCTCGACGGTTTTAATGTCTCGTAAGAACAATAAGCCCACCGGCCATAGTTACCAAGCGGTCAGGTCTAATCTCGTAAACGGGTTGCCGCATGCCAGCGCGAAGCTGGATGCGGTAAAACGCTAACCCCAACCCATAACTTCCGGTCGCGACGCGGTAACTTCCCGCAGACGGTCCAAGTCACTTGCGGGGAGTGAGAGCCGGGCTGTGCAGGCCCGGCTCTCCTGATTTACGTCGGGGGGTATCCTTGTAGTAGCCTTGTTTTATCTGCTCTTCAACCCGGTCGTTAGCAATCTTTACAGCTTCCTCAAGGCTATCGGCTTCGATGATATATTCGTAGCCGCCTATCTCTTCCTTAACGATATATCTAGTCATGCCAGCAACTCACCATGACAACGAGGAACACCGTTAGCCAGAACACGACGGGGAAAATGCGCCAGATCATTCGGCTACCGGCGGGAAAGGCACGACGTTAGACGCAGCCGGGGACTTTTGACAGTATCGACAGCGCCCCGGCGAACGCGCCGAAGGCGGCGGCGATAGCCAGTACCAGGGGGGTCCATCTATCCCGGTCGAGTTTTGACGCCTCGTACATGAGTTTACGCTGCTCGGCGGCAAACTTGTCGCTCTCGGCAATCCATCGTTTAATCTCAGCGCGGGCTCGCTCAAGCTCAATAGGGCCAATCACGCTACATTCCTAAAATTAAAGATCCTCGCGTAGCTGTCGAGCAATGTTCTCCAACAAATCAGCGATCATTCCTGGGGATAGCTCGGTGGTCTGCACCGAGAAGCCGTGACCTCTACTGCCGCCTATGACGGCGACGAGGACGCAGTCTGCGCCGGTCATCTCGCGCACGATGGTACAGGCATCGTCGTATTTGCCAGGGCCGATCACGTAGTTTCCTCCCGATTAGTAGCTGCTTCCGCCGCCGCCACGAGGAGGCGATTACCGAGAAGCAGCGCCTCGTCTATTGTAAGCCTGACGATGACAGGCCGCACGATGTCGGCCCCTACGGTCAACCAGATATCAGGCGGGCGCCCCTCGACGCCGCGTGTGACGTGTACGTCGAGCTTAGGAGTCAAAATTACTCTCCTAAAATTAAGGGACGCCAATACCCAGTACCGACGCCCCTCAAGTTTTCTAAAAAACTACCAGTCGCGAGAAGGCAGGAGTTCTGACAAATCACCCTCTCCACTGGCGGACGGGGTTAAGGACTATGGGTAGCCCTGGGCCTCACTCACCGTCTAACAGGCACGACGTTATTTAATCTCTTCCGGGGATAGCTGCAACGCCCCCGCCACCTCGCACACCTCGCAGCCCATCTCCGAGTTGGGAGCCGGCTGAGCCAGGATCTTAAGCTGCTTGGCGCGGCGCGCCTTGTCCTTTTCGCGCCGTTGCTGCTTCGCACGCTCACGCCGCTGTTGCTTCGCACGCTCAAGCCTTGCGTTTTTCTCATCTTCTGCGCTGCGCTGCACAATTTCATCTTCTGTGCGCTGCGATATGCTGCGCTGCACAACGGCGATCAGCTCGTCCGACGGTTGAATGAACCGCTGGGTGATGACCGACTCATGTTTCTTGATGTTACCCGACACGGTAGCGGTCCAGACCGTTATGTCACCACTGGCCTGCCGCTGCGACATGATCACGTCGTGCATGGGCAGTGACACTCCGGTGTGCTCGCTCACCTGTCGCCGTACCGGCCAGGGCTTCCGGTCGTCCAGGTGCAACAGCACTGCTAGGGCCAGTACCCTGGCAGTCTGCTCGGGACGGCGCTGCGGCCCCTCGCGTTCTTTAAGCCACTCCGCCAGCGCCTGGGCTTCGTACTCGATGGGCGGCAGGGTAACCGGAGGCGCCGGTATGCGGCCAAGTCTGAACGGCCTGGACTTGCCGCCACCCGTATGTGCAGCCATTGTCTTCACGCTGATCCTCTCCACGCCTGATAAAGTTATCCACAGCCCTCTGGGACACGGCGTTCGCTATAACGTCCCAAAATTTCCCACGTCCACAACATCTAAGGTTAGCGGTAGTGGACTACCGGTTGTGGGTAAGTAGCGCAACGCTACAATCCGAGGCAGCTAACCTATTAAAACTGTTATATTCTCGCGGCGCGCTACCGACACCGAACCTGTGGATATCTTAATACGACAAAACGTCGCAGTCCAGCGATATCTGGAGATAACTGGGGGAATCCCTGGCGAATCGGGGTTGTGGATAACTCGATACTGCCCGACACTGCCCGACACATTTATTGCAGCGTGATTATCATCAGGGCCATCTGCTCGGCGGTAAAGTATCGTAGTTAACCATACAGCACTCCAGCTCACCACTTTCAGACAGGTTCAGCTCGACGATCGCGGCTGCGATCGGAAAGGTGCCGATCGAGATCTCGTAGCCGCCGTTATTTAATTCTTTACAACCTGGATACGGTAGTCCGGCAACCAGGTGAACGGCGGCGTCCACCTCATGCCTGTTAGTAGCGGTGTTAGTAGCGTGTGGGTGACTGTAGTGGTGCAGGAAGACCGGCATCATGTATCCCGGACGAGTAATGACGAACCCCGGTGGGGCTGCTCGCAGGTCCTCGCGACCGTTACCGTTGCTGGGCGGCGGGTAGAGGCACCAGGTCGTTAAGCTGGAGTGGGGCCAGCTCTCGGCCTCGGCTACCGATAGGGCCGGACCAAGATAAAACGCGTCGGTCACGCCACGACGAGACGCAGTGCCTAAAAAGTAATCAACTTTTAAAGGGCGCTGTCCGGTACCGGACAGAACAACATCTCCG